CTTCTAAGCCGTGTGTCGAGCGTTCGAATCGCCCCAGGCGCACCATATAATTCAATACTCCATGAGGATGGTCACTACATAAACCGTTTGTCATGGTCACGAAATGGTCACAATAACATGCTATAACATGTTGATGTGACCATTTTTTATTTTGCCACAACATATAATTTTTGAATTGTATCTGTAATAATTTCATCGTGGTTAGGCATTGCGTGGCTGTACAATTCTAAAGTATGAGTTTGCTTGCTATGACCTAATCTTTTTGCAACGTCAGAAAGTGCTACATCGCCAGTTGCTAATAATTCCGTTGCATGGGTATGTCTCAATACGTGAAAATTTCTATATGGAACATTTGCATGATTTTCATCAAGTAAGGTTTTCCAAACTCTTTCGAAATTTCGAGGAGCAATAGGAGTATCATTTTTCGTAACAAAACAAAGTTTTTCTTGCTTGAGGTCTAAATTTTTAGTTTTGGCTTTAAGCTTTTTTAATTCATTCATACATTCTTCTGTAATTTTAATTTTTCTGATTGAAGCCTTAGTTTTAGGAGTTTCAATTATCAATCCTAAAGAACCAGAACATTGTAATGATCGGCAAATATGAACAGTAGAATTAAATAGACTAACGTCACGCCACTGTAGCCCTAAAACTTCGCCTAAACGCATTCCTGTATGAGTTGCAAGTAGTAACATAGGATAATACTTTTTAAAGATGCTATCAGCCTTGCAAGAAGACAATATAGTTTCAATTTCTTTTTTAGTAAACGTTTCAATTTGCTTTTTCTCAAACTTTGGCGGGGTAACAACTGTCATAATGTTTTTTTGAATCATTTCAAGTTCAAATGCTTTATTATACATATCTTTTAATAGCTTATGAACCTTTGCGATCGTGCAATTAGAAAGGGCGGGTAATGTCTGGTATAACTGCTGTACTTGAAGCGGTTTTAAATCTTGCAATTTAACACCTGCAATTAAAGCTAGATGCTTCGCTAGGCTTGTATAGCGTTCATATGTTCGTTGCTTTACCGTATCTTTCTTATAAGTTGTTAACCATTGCAATGTCCATTCCCCAACAGTAAGATCAGACGGATTTACAAACGTTCCTGTATGCATGTTATGCAATTGTTCTGTTTTCCATTTAACTGCTTCTTCCTCTGATTTACATCTTTTAAATAATCTTTTTCCTTCTGGTGTAGTTATGGAAGCGCGATAAGAGTCGCGTGCTTCATCATAAGTTATACCACCTTCGCCATTTGAACGTTTTTTTGCCATGAATAATCACTACTTTCTAATTATTTTAAAATTCTTGCAGGACTTTTGACTTATATCGCTAATTAAATATACTTTTATGCAGAAAAATTTGTAAACTTTTACAACTGGTTACTTTTGGGCGAATTGTGTAGAATATTTTCGAGAGGTTTATCGCGCTGGCGGTGAATGTAGGCTGCTGGCGTGATGTTGTGAAAAATAATATTAAAATACTTCGCCTAAAGAAAAGATGGACTCAAAAAGAGTTGTCTGTACACACAAAAGAAATTGATCAAGCTGGAAAAGGATTAACACAATCGACAATATCTGATTTAGAAAAGTACCATTTTACAGTAAAAGGTAGAAACTTAAAACTGCTAATGATCGTTTTTGAAGTAGACAAAGACGAAATATTAATTTAAGGAGATGACCAGTATGTCTACATTTTTAACCTCTTAACTCATTCCTTGCTTGGAGTGGGTTCTTTTTTATTAGCGGATATGTTGATGCCGGGAGGGAAAATATGAAAGCACTTATTTTTGAAATGATTAGACCAATCAAGGATGAGAAAAAATTGAAATTAATTTACCTTTTTATCAAAAATGTTATAAAAAATTAATATAAAAATTAAAGGACTGGATTTATAAAATCTAGTCCTTTTTATTTTGTTGATCATTAAATAATTTCATGGCAATTTTTTCGAGTTCTTTCCATTCGTTCTCATCTAATTTACTAAGCAAAGATGCAAATTTTTTAGGAAAATCACTTTCATCTTTTTGCATTAGTTTTGCTGCCCAAATCGTAATTTCTTCATCGCGATCAAGTTTATGCATCATATCCCCTTCACCAGTACGAAGCCAGTGCTCGTTGATATCGAATTTTAAACATAACAATTGGATAAATGGATTAGTAGGTGGAACTCTTCCTAATTCAATATTTGAAATAGCATCGCGAGAAACACCGAGGATTTTACCAAAAGCTTCTTGTGAGGTTTTTTGGGGTAAGGACTTTCGAACTTGTTTAATTCTTTCATGAATCATATAATCACCACCTTTTAAAAATATCATACACTAAAAAAATGTGAAAATCAACACAAAAACAATTATAAAAGTGTTGACGTACTCAAAAAATGAATATATAATGTGAATATCAACACAGAATGAAATAAATACCAGAGAAAGGAATGATAAAAATGGAAGCTGTGAGCATTGATGTGAATGTTGAAGCAAGAGGTTTAAATGAAAATGAAAAAAAAATTCTTGGTGTATTTGCAGGGCTACTGCCAAAACTTAATGCTAATGAGCAAGAAAAGCTGCTTTATTTTGGCGAAGGAATAGCATTTGTAAAAAAGCAGGGAAGGCTAGCCTAATAAAATTTAAATACTGACTTACCAACAGCTTTCGCACAGAAACAGTTGATAAGTCAGTTAATAAAAGAAAGAAGGTAATAAAATGCAAACCATGTACGCAAGTGAATATGCCACACATAGCGGCTATCCGCTTCTAACAGTCAAAAACTTTTGTAAAGAAAAAATTTTACCAAATGAAAAAATAGGAAGAAAGTATCTTATTGATGTTAGCGTTGCAGATGAAATTTTAAAACAACGCCGCATGACCAAACAAACAACAGATCATATAAATAACAATGTAGTTAGTATCACATCAAAACAACAATCAAAAAGTTTTAATTTTCTAGATGAATTAAATAAATTGCAAAAGCGTGGGTAAAGAATGATTATTGCAATTTATAATCAGCGGAAATATTAACATGTTCAATTTCTTCGTAATCAACTCCGCCGTTAAAACCATCAAAAGCACAGAAGGATAGAGATTTATTAAATTCTTCATCGGCGGCAGATTCACTGATTTCTACATATTCAACACGATCTTCAAAAAGTTGTTGAGCCATTTTCAAAAGTTCTGGAACTTTAACAGTAATCATTTATATACCAATCCTTTCAATAACGAATTTATTTTATGTAGAGATAACAACCTCATACATAAAGAGTAACACGAATCTTTGTCAGATTGTTACATGATAATCCGACAACATAAGGAGCTAATAAAATGAAACATCAAAAGTTAATTGATAAGTGGATAAAGGCACTTGAATTCGCAAACAAAAACGAAAAATTAAAATGCCAAGTAAACCAAATTGAAACGACTATTGAGTTATTAAAGGATGATAATTACATACCTACGTCAACCGATAAAATATTTCCAGATTATTTAATGCCTGAAATAAGGAGCTGATAAAAATGTTAGACGTACCAATGATTGATTCTCTTGGCGATATGATTGATTTGGCAATGATGGCTACTAATATTCCACCAAAGGCGTTGGCTCTGGAGATTGGTTATTCAGTCGATAGTCTTTACAGCGCAATTAAGGGCGAACGTTCAATTCCGGTCAAGGCGAGAGCAAAACTCGCAAGTAAAAATTTAATTATGGCTTGCGCGGTGGCAATGGAAAGCACAGGGTTAAGTCAAATATTCGGATATCAAAAAGTAGACAGGCATATTCAATCAATGATATTGCGGGTAAAAAACAAGGATAAAGAAATTGGAGTTTTACTAGACGATCTGCCACTAATTTTACTAGACAAAGAAAGGCTTGAAGATTTATCCGATGCTGATTTAGAAAAAGTAAAAATAGTAGCCGAAAAACTCGGTGAACGTATGAATTACTCATTAAATTTAATGATGGAGCTAGATAGCCGCTATAGGTTAGATATAACAGAAGACATCCAGAAACAGAAAAAATCGCCCGTGCTAGCACACAGACGACTTTCGGAGAATCAGATTTAATTAAGATAACAATTAAATGATGCCTAACGATCTACTGGAAATAGGTTGTTAGGTTTTACTAAAACCATACATAAAATTGTTTAATTTAATTATAAATTATGTGTGGTAAAAGGTCAAGGAAATCAAGGCTTTTACAGCCTATTGTATCTTGATAATTAGTATTAATCTTTCGACAATTAGATACAGATTACAAATATTAGCATATCCAATATATAAAATAATATGCAATATTTATAAAATTGATTACAGGAGAGTTTGCTATGCCATACATAAGAGAAAAAATAAAAGCTGGTAAGCAAAAAGAAGTAAAAGTTTATCATGCATATAAATATCAATCAAAAAAAGCTAGTAGAAGTAAAAACGTTGAAATCACAGCCGAAGAAATGGCGAAAATAAATACTTATAACGCGGAAAGAAAACTTCGGATTTTACTAAATGCCAATTTCAAAGAAGATGATCTGTATTTGACTTTGACCTACAAAGAGGAAACTCCAGATGCAGCAGAAGCAAAAAGTTGTCTTGCGAAGTTCACTAGAAAGTTAAGAAATTTTTATAAAAAAATAGGAAGCATGCTGAAATATATTGCCGTTACCGAGTACAAGAAAAAAAGAATCCATCACCATATGCTAATAAATGCAAAATCAAAAGTAAAGAAAAGTGATATCGTGAAGTTTTGGCAACATGGATTTGTGAAAGTAGAGTTTTTCGGAGGAGAACCAGACGATTGTTTAAAACTCGCAAGCTATTTTATCAAAGAAACAAATAACACTTTTAATACAGATGAAAAAGTGCATGGGCTTCGCTGGATTGGCAGTAAAAATTTAATTCATCCAGTGCCAGAGGTCAAAATAGTAAAAGCCGATTCATGGCGTGACGATCCTAAAGCAGATAAAGGCTATTACATAGATATATCAAGTATAAAAACATGGCGTACAAATGACGGTTATATGTGCCAGTTTTACCGAATGATTAAATTGGAGCCAATACCATCATGGCGGCAGTAACAGTAAAAACCAAAATAGCAAAAGCAGGATTTACATTTTGCTTAGAATGCTTAGTCGAAGGAAATCAGATAGCCTTTAAATACCCAATGTGCATAATGCGGTGTCCAAAATGCGGCAACGAATGGCGGGTACTATCATCAATTTGCGAAAAGTGCCATATAGCGGCTGGTGTTCCGTACGCTGTAGAATGTAAGCCATGTAATAGCAGACTAAAGGCAAAGCAAAGGGGTGGGAATATAAATTGTCATGTAAGCACACGCATTACGATGCAGGAGAAGGATATATCTGCAACATTATGAAAAAGCCGTGTCCTTTTCGAAAACCAAATTCAAATACTTGCAAAAATGCTTTCAAAATAAATAGCGAACGAATAGGGGGAATAGTATGCGAACCGTAACACAAAAACAAGCGTGGCAAAACAGAGTATCAAATGCACAAGGTCATTTAATCGAGGGGAAAATAAAAAAGGCTTGCTTATATTATCAAGTTCAAGGGATTGCTGATATTGATAAAACACCAGAACCGTTTAAAGTAATTAAAAAACTTAAAAATGGTACATGCCTTGTCAGACCGACTAGAGATAAAGCACAACCAGATTTTAAAGGTACATTGAAAAATGGTACAAGCATCATCTTTGAAGTAAAAAGCACCATGAAAGAATCAATTAGTAGAAGCGCATTAACGGAAAATCAAGTAAACGTATTACAAGCTTATCAACTAATGGGAGCGCAGAGTTTTGTTTGTGTGTCAATACAGAATGAATTCTTCATGATTCCTTGGATTATGTGGAGAGATATGAAACTTATCTATGGGCGGGCATCGTTGAAACAAGAAGACATACAAGAATATAAAGTACCATACCAAAATGGCATTATGTTTCTGCATCACATTTTAAAAGCGAAAGAAGGAAAATAAAATGAAAACAATATCATTGATAAATCTTAAAGGCGGAGTAGGAAAGACAACAGTAGCCGTAAACACCGCACATATATTAAATAAACTATATGGGGCGCGTGTACTTCTTATAGATAATGATAAACAAGGCAATGCAACAAGTTTCTTTAAGGCAAAACAAGAAGATCAAGTAACCATATCCGATATTTTAGCCAATTTACAAACGGATATAACCGAAGCAATCCAAAAAACAGCCTATGACAATTTAGATATTATAGCTTGCGACTACTCATTAGAAACAGCCATACAAATGGTAATGGAAGATACTCTTAACCCTCAACACAACCGCTATGAAAAAGCACTAGCAAAAATCAAAGATAACTATGACATATGTATCATAGATAATCCACCGGATAAAAACATAGCGGTCTTAAATTCACTAGCAATCACCGATGAAGTGATTATAGTTGCAACGCCAGATGAATACAGTTTGCAAGGCATGAAAGAAATGCAAGAGTACATAGATCACGCAAGATTTTACAAAGGAAATTTATTGTTTCGCGGTTGTTTACTCAATCAATTTATAAAAACGTCAAACAGTTTCAAAATAAAAGCAAAAATAAAAAATCATTATCCAGTGTTTAATACTAACCTTCGCTACACAAAAGATAAATTAAATATCAAAGTGCCGATATTAGAGCTGTCACCTAGAAGCGGCTTTGCAATTGATATCAAAAGATTTGTTAGAGAACTAATAGGAGAAAAATAAAATGTGTTCATAATGAACACAAATTGGAGTGAGTGAAAATGGCAATGTTGCCAAAACGTAATATATCAACGTGGTTAAACAGTCAATCACAACCGCAAGAAAAACAGGAAGAAATAAATCTTCCTGTCAAGATGATAAGTGTCTATGATCTTATACCAAATCCGCTAAACTTCTATGAATTAAACGATATGGAAGAATTAGAAACCGCAATCGAAATACAGGGCGGAGTAACAACAAGCCTTGAAGTAAAAGCGGTTGAAAACGGTAAGTTCATGGTAGTTGCTGGTCATAGACGAAGACAAGGCGTAATTAACATACTTCAAGGAGAAAATGAAAAAAACATTAGTGACAAAGTTCCATGTATCGTAAAAGAATACACAAAAAATCAAGAAATAACCGCGCTTATCTTTTCAAACAAATATCAAAGAGTGCGTACACAAACAGAAAAATTGAAAGAATTTCAGATATTGAAACCGATTCTTAAAGAAATATATGAAGATGAAAAAGAAAAAGGCTTAATAACTGGTAGATTTAGAAAGTTCTGTGCTGACTTTTTCGAAATTTCAGAAGCAACCGTCCACCGCATGAACGCTATGGAAAAGTTGACAGAAGAAGTAAAACAAGGAATTGAACAAGGCGATATAACACCAACAGCCGCAATCCAATTAACCAGTCTTTCTGCCAGTGAACAAAAAGCAGTGTATGAGGATACCACAAAGCAAGGTACAGCAACCGTAAAAACAATTAAAGAAACAATTAAAGAAACCATAAAGCAAGAGCAACCACCACAGCCAGAAATGAGCGAAACCGAAATAAAAATAGTTGCCTTAAATGATGTAAGGAGAATCATTGTCAGAGAGATTGAAAAAGTACTAATTTACAATCAAGATTTTGGGCGGGTAACAGTAAACAGTATCAAGCTAGAACGTTTAAACCTACTTAAACAAGTATTAGAAAATGAACTAAATGATTTAAACGGTCAAAACATTTTTGATGATGGCGGTGAAGATGATGTGTAGCGGTAAGATATGGACTACCAACGAAATTGATTACCTAAAAGCTAATTACCCTACAACGACAGCACGGAAAATAGGTGAGCATTTAGGCAGAAGTAGAATGGCAGTATGGAAAAAAGCCTATGATTTAGATTTAAGAATAACATCACGTAAGACTCACGACGTTAAAGTAGTTAAACGTTCACCAAAACAAAAGCCAATAAAAATGAATGAGTCTGAAACACAGCTTGCAGTTAAATTTCTAGGAGTATTAGCAATAGCAAAGGGTTATAGCGAGCAAACAAAACAAAGAGCAAATGTAAACCTAGCACAATTAAGATATGCATTTCAAGTTTATTGAGGAGCGAAAGCAATGTGGTACTGGTATGTATTATTTGGTTTAATGATGGGCGGGATGGTAGGAATTTGGATAATGTGCGTATTCATTTCTGGAAGCGATAGAGGGTGAGGATAAATGAATTTAACTAAAAAGTATCTTGAAAAAAAGTATGGTGTACAGCTTTTAAGAGATAACGGTTTTGATGATAGTCGCCTATATTGGATGTGTTTTAAAAATGGAAAAGGTTTATTTGATGGGTGGACACTTGCCGAGATAGAAGAAAAACTAAAGAAATTAGTACAAGGCGGTATAAGCTGATGAAACAACGATATACAGCCTTTGACCTCAACCACAAGCAAGTCAATGATTGCAGTAAATTGCGAAATCTGCTAAGTAAGCCAAGCACGGTAAGGAATCGGCAGAAGGTTGAAAAGTTGCGGAAAAGGTTGGGGATAGCATGAAGAGGTGAAAGCATGTTACTAGACAATACTCTGTTTGATAAAGTGAATAAAGTCCAAATAGCAATAGATCGCATTCGTGAATTTGAACCGCCAGAGGGTTACTATGTAGCATTTAGCGGTGGGAAAGATAGTATTGTTGCCCTTGACTTGGTAAAGCGCGCAGGAGTTAAATACGATGCACATTTTAACCTTACGACAGTTGATCCGCCAGAACTGATTTATTTTATTCGTAATACATATAAAGTTACTGGTAGAAAATCAAGGTACAAGCAAAGATTAAAAGCTGCTAAATTAATAGGTAAAAAAATACCGCCAGTGTGGTTAGACAATATAAAAATACATCATCCAGAAAAATCAATGTGGCAGTTGATACCAGAAAAGAGAATGCCACCAACGCGGATTGTACGCTATTGTTGCCAAATACTAAAAGAGGGTGGCGGAAAAGGAAGAAGGGTAATAACAGGCGTTCGTTGGGCGGAATCAGTAAAGCGATCAAAAAGAAAAATGGTCGAGGTTTGTAATAAAGATGACACAAAAACTTATTTACATCCGATTATTGATTGGACTGATGATGAAGTATGGGAATACATACATATGCGCAATTTGCCTTACTGCAAATTATATGACGAAGGATATCACCGGATAGGCTGCATAATGTGTCCGATGGCTGGAGCAAAACAACAACAGCAAGAAGCACTAAAACACCCCAAATATGCAAGTGCTTATTTAAGAGCATTTAATAAAACTATTGAGCTAAGAAAACGTGATGGATTAAAAACAGACTGGAATAGTGGTCAAGAAATGTATGATTGGTGGATGTCGGATAAAAAGCACGATAAAGCCGATCCCGACCAAACTATTATATTTGAGTGAGGTAATCACTATATTATGATTTTGGACAAAAAAATAACAAGACCAGCACTAGTGGTCTTGTTTGGAGTAGGAGAAACCTAATTATATACGGTTGGAGTAGTTAAGCCGTACCAATTTTAGTATATCCAGTAGTTTGGTTTTTATACGAAAATTAGAGTATTAGGGGTGAGAAGATATGAAAAAGTTTAGCGGAGCAAGAGAACTTGATGAAATCATAAAATTAGCAAAAGAAAAGGGTTTTGATATAGATAGAACCCAGTTTGATAAAGGCGGGGATTGGATTTGGTTGCGTGATATGGACGGTCGCATGGTACAAATTAAGTTCAATGTGTGTAATGGTTGGTTTTATATCTATACCCCAGCTTCGGGGGATAAACCTTGGGCAACACATATGTCGTCAGAATTAGACGATAATCCTCTGTACTCTGAAATTTTAGATTTATTGTATGTTTAGAAGGGGTGATAACGTGAGTGAATTAAATTGTGATATGTGTTGCAAACAATCAGAATGTGATACAACGCAAAAAGAATGCTTAAAGGCTATAGAAAAGGCAATGGAAGAATCTTTCGAACCGCAAGACTATGAACAACATATTTTACCAGAGTCGGTAAGAAATAAAATCATGCAAGACTTTACAAAGCGAGAATAGTAATATGATTTTGAAATCAAATATAATAGAATTTATTTTAGTAGGAGCAGTACTGTATTTGCGCGTTATTGGTGAAGTAATTAGTTGTATGTGTTTGATAGTTTTTATATTGTTTTATGAAATTTTAAAGGAGAAGAAATATGGAACTAAAAGTAGCGATAAATAGTAATTTTAAGATAGGCGTAAATTGGCAAAGAAACCGAAAAGGTATAAATCTAGGATGGTTATCATTTCAAGTAAAAACTGGTCAATACATACCACTTGAATACGCAGGTCGAGGAATCTATAAATGCAGGTAGATAAAAAGGGCGGCTAAATGGTCGCCCTGTAAGTGTTAAATAAAAGGGAGGGTTCATTATGGACAAAATTGAGATTGTAAGAATGGCGGTTGAAGCAGTACGGCAGTATGATGCAAAACAAAAGAAATCAAGGCATGATAGAAGATTGTACAATACACGGCAACTAATGAAAAATTACAATGTGCTTATTGACCATTGCGAACAATCAATAAGTAAAGTCGAAGATATTCAAGTAAATGAAAGCCCTATTGATATCCTTGACGATCTTGACGATTTAGACAAGGACACATACATAGAAGCCATAAGGAGAAGTAACACTAGAACATATATCATAATGGCTCATATCAAAGAAATGCTTGATATGCTAAAAATTTATTGCGAAAGAACAGGTAATGAAAGAAAATATAGGATACTTTATAATAATTATGTCGAAGGTGAAGCATTGGCAACAATAGCAGAACGTGAGCATGTAGACAAAAGAACGGTATATCGTGACATAGATTTTGCACTTGAAAAACTAGCTGCTTTAATATTCGGTGTCGATGGACTAGCCCTAATGTCATAAAGTTGTCGTTGCAATGTCAATTTAACCGTTGTATTATAGTATTATAAAAATTTGTAAATAAAACTAGTAGAAAAAGCCGTTAGCGTGATGCTGACGGCTTTTTATTATGCCAAATCAAAGGGAGGTCTAACACATGGTAACATGCGACAATATAAAATGTGTTCATAATGAACACAACATATGTAATTTAAAAGATATTTCAATCATTGACGTTACATGTGTTAGTCGGCGAAAACAAGAAACAGAAATTAATTATCAATCGTTAATGAAAAGCAGTGAGCCTACAGGCTGTAAACGCAATGGAAAGTGGGTGAGAAATTAAATGCTTTCAAAGCATAAACGAATAAAAGATAAGAAAATGATAAAAGAATGTAGATTAGATCATTGTGAACACTGCCCTAATATGCCAGCGTATGGAGAACCACATCATATTTATACAGTTGGTTCTGGCGGTGGAGATATAAAAGAAAACTTAATACAGTTATCATGTGCAAATGCATGCCACACGAAAGCTCATACTGGAGAAATATCCAAGGATGAGCTTTTATTAATTGTTGCAGAGCGTGAAGGTAAAACAGTAGAACAAATAAAAGCGATCAACCGTAGAGCAATGGGGTACGATGTGGAGTAAGTTAAATAAATGATGGGCGGGTGGTGTACATGTAATGCCAAGAGCAAGAAGTCCAAATAGGGATAAAGCTTTTGAAATATGGAAAGCCAGTAAAGGTAAAAAGAAAAACAAAGATATTGCTAGTGAATTGGGCGTATCTGAAAAGCTAATTTCACGCTGGAAACAAGAAGATTCGTGGAAAGAAAAATCAACTAAAAAATCTACTAATAGAAAAAGTAGAAATGATGAAAAAATAAAAAGAGAAAAAAAGCAGCAAGAAAGTTTAAAAAATAATTTATCAAAGTCAATTGAAGAAAATGACGAACTAACAGAAAAACAAAAACTTTTTTGTTTGTATTGGATTGATAACAGAAACGCAACACAAGCGTATTTAAAAGCACATCAATGTAGTTATAACACCGCGAGAACCGAAGGAAACTTAAACCTTACAAAGCCTTGCATAAAGCGAGAAATAGAAAAATTAAAGAAAATACGCAATAAAACCCTGATGTTAGACCCGGAAGATATAGTAGAAAAATACATGAAAATAGCATTTGCAAATATTACGGACTTCGTTATGTTTAGTAAAGATCAAGTTTGGGTTTATGGCAATGAAATGGTTGACGGTGGACTAATTTCAGAAGTTAAACAGACAAAAAGCGGTGTAAGTATAAAACTTGAAAATCGAATGAAAGCCCTTGAATGGTTATCAAATTATTTTAATATGAATCCGATGGACAAACATAAAATAATGTATGATAACGCTGTGCTTGATATACGAAAGAAAGAAGCAGAATCAAAGGACTGGTGATATGGCACAAGACTTTGCTAAACAACTTTATACATCTAAAGCATGGATAGAGCTGAGAAGAAACCTAATTATAGAACGTGGTCCTATTTGTCAGAAGTGCGGTAAGGTAATGATTGACACATCAAAACTAATAGGTCATCACATAAAAAAGATAACTCCACAAAATATAAATGATATAAATATCATACTCAATCCTAAAAACATAGAGCTGATATGTCATGATTGTCATAACTTAGAACCTCATCATTTCGTAGGTAGTAGGAAACATAACATATACCTTGTGTATGGTGCGCCTTGTAGTGGTAAGACAACGTTAGTCAATCAAATGGCTGAACGTGGCGATATCATATTAGATATTGATAAACTGTTTGAGTGTATAAGTGGCATGGCATTGTATGATAAGCCGGACAATCTTAGGTTTAATGTATTTGCCTTGCGGGATAAGATACTTGATATGATTAAAACACGATTCGGTAAATGGCATGATGCTTACGTGATCGGGACTTATGCTAATAAACAGGAACGTGAACGAGTCGCAAGAGAAGTGGGAGCGGAGTTAATATATTGTGAGAGTACAATAGAAGAATGCTATGCAACAATGGGTGAGCGAAGATTGCCTAATGAATGGATGAAGTATATAGATAAATGGTTTAGTGAGTATACGGAATGAAAGGAATGGTTACAATGCATCATTACATAACAAAGTATAGAGAACGAGGAGTAAGATACGCAACATCGTGGATACAAATAAATATTTTTGGATTGAAATTTTGCTTATGGGAAAAGAAAATAAAATTATGAGAGCTGCCCCCCATCCTAAAAATTTGAAATCGTAAACACTAAACCGGTGGCATTACCCTTTTTACACATATACCGAAAATTTGACTTTTCCCTAGAAAGTTTTCAAAAATAAAAGACAGTTGGTGATAATCATCAAGGTAGAAGAAGAATACACAAGAATCAAGGATTTGTTTGAAGGTACAGACGAAAAACAGTTATCTTTGCTAGATGGCACTATATGGGAAGCAGCACGATTGCGGGTAGAACTTGATCGTTTAAATGATATCGTCAAGATAACTGGACTAGTAAAAATTCATAAAGACAATCCAACGATGCAAAAAGAGCTACCAATATCGCGATTAATAACAAAAGTGAGAGCGAATTATTTAAATTACGTTGCTAAACTGAGTAATATTCTAGGTAAAAATATTGACGAAGAAGATGACGATTTAACGGATTATGAATAGTGAGGTAGTAGTATGGATGATGTTTCAATAATGAAGGTGAATAGTGTGGAAAAAGAAAGTAAAATTTCAGATATATTCATAAGAATGTTTTTAGTTTGGCTTAATTTAGTTTGTATAATATTTTTTACTATGATATACGGATATATATTACAAGAGTTTTTTAAAAACATAATTGGATGGATTTTTATTATTCCTTTTGCTTCATTTATGTACATACCTTTAATGTGGTGTCTTTGCAAAGATTTATTTTACATATTGATAAATAAAACTCAACGAAAAAGATCAATGTTGAGAGTGCCACCTAGACCAAAACATATACCTGCACCAAGCAGACAAAACAAAATCTAAGGGGGTGATCACATGGGAAACCATGTGCAATAAAATAGGGAGGATTGCGGAATGTTAGAAGTTTTAAGAATGAAATATCCGCAATCTTATTTGTTGGAGTATTGCCAAAAATGCAAGTCTGGTGAAATCGTTATAGGCAGAGAGTTAATGCTACAACTTGATATGCTTATTGAAAATTTCAGCGATCAAGATATAAAAATTGATTTTACAGATGCAAACAAGCGTATTGATTTTATCGAAACCAAATGTAAACATTCAGAAGCCCCTTTTGCTGGAAAACCTTTTTTACTAGCTTTATTTCAGAAAGCGTTCATTGAGTCAATTTATATTTTTCAAATATATGATGATGAACTAGAAATGTGGGTAAGAAAATATCAAGAAATAATATTTTTAGTAGCCAGAAAAAACGGCAAGACTCCACTAATCAGTGCAATATGTTTAGCGGAGTTTTTTTGTGGGGAAATTGGAACAAAAATATTATGCAGTAGTAATGATTATTCACAGGCTGACCTTGCTTTCCAAGCCATAAACAATATGAGGGAACAAAGTCCTTCGCTTGAAAAGGTAACAAGAAAAAATATTAAAGGTATTTTCTTTGGCAATCCCAAACGGAAAAATAAAAAAGGTAAGTTTAGTTATCAAAATAAAGGGAACATCTTAAAAATATCTGCTAAAACTGGCGCAAAAGAAGGTAAAAATATTCGCGCTGGAATGGTTGATGAAATACATGAGTTAAAAGATAATACTTCTATCATGCCGATTAGACAAGCCTTATCAACTCAAAATAATCCAATATATTTTGAACTAACCACAGAAGGGTTTACCGATGATGGCTATCTAGATAATCGCTTAAAAGAAGCTAGGCAAGTGATAAATGGTGAGCTAGAAAGACCGCGTTTGTTAATATGGCTTTTCACACAAGATTCAGAAGAAGAAATTTGGCAAGATGAAGGTTCTTGGTATAAATCTAATCCTGGCTTAAAAATAATCAAGAAAATAAGTTTTTTAAGGCAAATGGTTGAAGAAGCTAAATCAAGCGCAAGTACAAAAGCGTTTGTGTTGGCAAAAGATTTTAATCAAAAACAAAATAGTGCAACTGCTTGGTTAACTGATGAAGATATAAACAACCCTAATTCTTTTGATGTTAACGAATTCAAAAATAAATACTATATAGGAAGTCTTGATTTTGCTGAAACTACTGATTTATGCAATGCCAAGGCTCTTTTTTATGACAAGGTGAAACAGCGTACATGTACGCTAACAATGTATTTTATTTGCGAAAACAAAGCAGATGCAATTTTAGAAGATGGCAATAAATTAAATCAAGAAAAGAAAAATTATCGTGAATGGGCGAAACAAGGACTAGTAACAATTTGCCCGGGGGATGAAGTTGACCCTGCCTTTATTGTTAAATGGTTTTATAGTCTATATGAAAACTATAAAATGTTGCCGTATAAAGTTGGTTTTGATAATTGGCATAGTACAGGTTTTAAAAATCTATTCGCTGAATATTTTGGTGAGGAAATTTTAGAAAGGATTGGTATGGATTACAATAGTTTATCCAATCCTATGCGATTATTAGAATCAGCATTAAAAAATAAAACGCTGATCTATAACAACCATGAAATTGATATATGGAATTTAAGGAATGTATCAATAAAAATGGATAATATAGGTCGCATCATGCCAGTGAAAAAATTCAATCAATCTAAAAATCGGATTGATGGTGCTTTAGGATTTATAATAGCCTACGCAACATACAGCAGATTCAAATCTGAATACATGGATAAATGTTAGGGGGTGAGAACATTTGATAGTTAACTATTTGACAAATCTATTAGCGAAATATAAACAAAAGCAGCAATTAAAAACGCTGACCTCAATTCTAAATGATGGGCGGGCAATATTTTCTAGCTTTGGCGAAGACGTATATATGTCTGACTTTGTGAATAACTGTATTGATCGTATCGCAACAGAGATAAGTAAAATAGATATTGTATCTGTAGTACAAAAGCCGGGTAGTATTCGTCAGCAGAATGATGATATTACAAGGCTTTTTCGTTTTAAGCCTAATCCACTACAAACAACGAAAGATTTCCTTGCATGTTGCGAATGGTTAAGGCGTAAAGATCATAATTGTTTTATTTATCCTCAATATGATATTGTACTTGATGTTCAAGGCAATCCATACCGAAAATACACAGCGTTTTATCCGCTTAATCCTACACAAATAGAAATAGGCTTGGATGATTCTGAAAGCATTTGGGAAGTGAAATTTTATTGGCGTGATGGAACATTTGATATATTGCCATATGCTGACCTTATCCATTTAAGATGGCGCAGAGGGAAAAACACAATTGTTGGCGGTGGAAATGATTACGGGCAACCAGATACAAAAGATTTATTGCATTCTGTTACTGCATTAGATCAGGTAATTCAAGGATTGCCTAAGTCGATTGAAGCTAGTTTAAAAATAACAGGTTTATACCATGTTAAAACACTAGTTGGCACTAGTGAAATAAAAACAGCTAGAGATAATTTCGAAGAACATATTTCTACTAGTAAAACGGGCATTGTTGCTACTGATCTAGCAGGAGATTTTACCCCAATCAACATAAAAGCAGCGGAAATAAAACCAGAAACAATGGAATTTTTAAAATCAATCATTCGTAATAGATATGGAATTTCCGATGCGGTATTATCTGGAGATTATACAGGCGAACAGCATGGCGCATTCTATCAATCGTGCTTAGAGGATTTTATTGTAGAGTTTGAACAAGGTACAAGTGCTTGCTTGTTTACGCAACGTGAGCAAGACGTAGGTCATAGAGTGAAAGGATATTACAATAAGACAGCATACTTATCAACCGCGAATAAAATTGCACTTGCTACATTAGCGACTAATACAGGACTGAAAACATTAAATGAAATCAATGATATGTTTGGTGACGAACCTTTTGAGGGCGGGGATAGACGACTACAATCACTTAATTTTACGAATGTAAATATTGTTGATGCTTACCAATTGAATATGGCTGGTACAAACGATACAGGTACAACAAATAACGACACAGGAAAGGATGATTCCAATAATGCCTAAAAATAAATTACCAACCAAAGATCAAAAAGTAATTCGCAGTTTTGGCATGCCGGATATAAGGGTGGCTGATGAAAACGGAGTCATTGAAGGACACGCGGCAGTTTATAATCAAAGAACAAATATCGGCGATTGGTTTTATGAAATAATTGAGCCGGGGGCTTTTGATGGATGTAATTTTGATGATGTACTATTTACTGCTAACCATCAAGTCAATGAAATACCTTTAGCCAGAAGTCGTAGAAACAATAGTAATTCAACATTACAAATAACAACTGATCAACAAGGATTATTTGTAAGAGCTAATTTAGATATTCAAGGAAATTCTAAAGCTAAAGACTTGTATTCTGCTGTAAGTAGACAAGATATAACTGGTATGAGTTACATTTTTTATGTGAAAGACCAAAGATGGGAGAACCTTGATTCTGATATGCCAACTAGACATATTGATAAAGTAGCAAGAGTAGTCGAAACAAGCGCAGTAAATTATCCGGCATATTTAGGAACTGATATAAACGCGCGCGATAAAGCGGCATTGGATAATGCCAAACTTACGTTGGATAACGTAAGATCGCAGGAGTTGGATAACTCTAAAACGCTTGAATTATATAAATTAAAAAATGAAATTTTAGGGGGAAATAATTAATGAAAGAAAAATTAGTGAAGTTATTAAAAGCAAAAAAGGAAGCACGTGCTGCTTTAAAAGAAAAATCTAAAAAAAGTACAGACGTTGAAGAATTAAGAAGTATTAATTCGCAACTTGAAAGTATTGATAATGAAATTACCGATTTAAACAGCTTAATTACCGAAGCAGAAGGGCAACCAGATGATGGACAAGCGCAAAGAACAAAAGTAGTTAATGGTACTGAACAACCAGAGCCAAGAAGTTATACTCCCGGTGTTGGATTTACCCCTATTGCTGGTTCTACACCAGTAGGAGGAGAGCAAAGGGAAGATGTAGACCAATACGCAACAGTAGAATACAGAAAAGCATTTATGGATTTTTGCAAAACTGGTAAACAATCACCAGAATTACGTGCAAATGCAACAACGACCACTTCTGACGTTTCAGCGGTTATTCCATCTACCATCTTAAACGAAGTTATCAGAAAAGTTACATCATACGGTCAAGTTTATAGTCGTTGCCGTAAACTTAGTATTCCGGGCGGCGTAACTGTACCTATTTTATCATTGAAACCTGTAGCTACGTGGATTGGCGAAAGCGCAGTTTCAGACAAACAAAAAGTACAAGCTAATGAAAAGGTATCATTTAGCTATTACGGATTAGAATGTAAAGTAGCAACATCTTTATTAGCTGATACAGTAACCCTTATTGGTTTTGAAAATACAATTATTGATTTAATTACTGAAGCTATGGTAATTGCTATTGAAACCGCTATTATTAAAGGGGATGGAGTTGGTAAAGCATTAGGTATAACAGTCGATACTAGAGTTGCTAGTACACAAATTGTTACTCTTTCATCTAGTGATATTGCTGACTGGTCAGCATGGAAGAAAAAAGTATTTGCTAAGATGCCTTTAGCGTACAAAGCAGGAGCATCTTTCTTTATGGCTTCTGGAACATTTGAAGGTTATATTGATGGTATGGTTGATACAAACGGTCAACCTATTGGACGTACTAATTTTGGGATTACTGATGGAATACAAGAGCGATTTGGCGGTAAAGATGTAATTGAAGTTGAAGACGATATCGTTGCTAATTATGATGATGCAGCCGTTGGTGCTGTTGTTGCAATTTATTGCAACTTGAAAAATTATGCTGTTAATTCAAATATGCAAATGACAATGTTCAGATATTTAGATCACAATACAAACGAATGGGTTGATAAAGCAATTTTAATGATGGATGGTAAATTGCTAGACCCTAATGGTGTAGTTATTATCAAGAAAGGCGCATAAATAAACAATAAAAGAGTCCTACTAGTTAGGACTCTTTTATATTAAGGAGTGATTATATGAAACCGGGATATAATCCCAAAAACGAAAAAATAAAAACAGATGCAAATGGATTTGATGTTGATCGTATATTTATTGCTCGTTATAAAATATCCGCAGAAAATGCTGGAGTTGAAGATAATGATGCAGTACTTGCCACTGTAACCGATACAGGAGCAGAACAAGAAATAACGACAAACATTATTAATCCAGCAATACCAAGGAACATAACCGCTACAGCAGGAGGAACGGCAACAGATATTGCAGCAATACAAGTTGTTATAAAAGGAACAAATTTCGCTGATGAAGAAATAAGCGAAACGTTACCTGCCTTTACTGTTGACACCGCTGGAACGGTAACAGGAAATAAAGCTTTTAAAACTGTAACAAGCATAACTATTCCAGCTCATAGCGGAGTTAGCGCAACTACTTCTATTGGTGTTGGAAGTAAACTAGGATTGCCGTACAAGTTAGCACATAATACTATTGATGCAGTATATTTTGACAACGCAAAAGAAAGTACAGCACCAACGGTAACAGTATCAAGCGAAGCAATTGAAAGTAATACGGTTGTTTTAGCCACGGCGTTAAGTGGTAAAGTAGTAGATATATATTTAAAGGTGTAGTATGGAATTAGATGAATTAAAAAGCACTTTAAAAGTTGATAGTGATGATCTTGACAGTACTCTTAGTATGTATCAAGTTGCAGCAGAAGAATATTTAGCTGGTGCTGGCGTAACCAAAGATTATACAAAAGGCTTATATAAACTAATCGTTACAGTGTTTTGCGGTGCATTGCTTGAAAATCCTACTTTACTAGAAGCGAAGGGCGGGTTAGATAGCGTTGGTATTACCTTTAATGCTATTGTTGCACAATTGAGGTTATCACAATGAAAATAGGAAAAATGGATAAGCGTATTACATTGCAAAAAAACACCACAGTTCCAGACGGACAAGGCGGTAATAAATCTGCATTTGTTGATGTTGTAAAGGTTTGGGCTGAATTTAGAATACCGAAAGTCAAAGAATTAGCGATAACTGGTACTGTTGCAAGTGATTTAGTGAGAGAAATATCAATTCGTAGGCGTAGTGATGTAAGGCGTGATTGGCAGGTAGTATATATATCTGGTACTGTTACTAAGAAGTTTGAAGTAAAACATACATTTGATTATGACATAAATACTACGGTGCTAGTTTGCAAAGAGGTGGTTAAATGAGTTCGTTTAAGGTCAACCTTGGAATTAACGATTTGCAAAAAAAACTAGCTGACATAAAAAAATATGATACAGCCACACAAGAAAAAATGAAAGATGCAGTTAGAACAACAACTACAGAAATTCTTATGGGTGTAAAACGCCGTATACCTGTACGAACAGGTAAAACAATGGGAAAAGCTACTTCGACATATAATTTTATTAAAAATGAAGGAAAGGTTTCTATTAAGTCACCTATTGCACATCTAATAGAATTTGGAGCAAAAGGCGTAACTATAACGCCAAATAAAAAACAAGCCTTGCATGGTGGTAAATTAGTTGGTTTTGCTTCAAAGGTTACAATACCAGCAAGAAAAGCTCATCCCATGATGCGCCCGGCGTTTGAGGATGCAAAACCAAACCTAATGAAAGCTATAGAGGATGCAATAAAACCATGATGATTATAAGAAGAATACCAATGAACGCCTTACAAAAGGGCGTTTATTCTATTTTAATGAGTAAACAGGAAGGTAATATCATCCCTGTTTATGATGATGTGCCAGAGTATCAGCTAGATATAGACGGAAATCCATTGTTAGATGAAGAAGGTAGTCCTATTCCTGTTAAACTTCCGTATGTAACACTTGGGGAGTTCACTTATAAAAGAAATGGAACTAAAGATACAGATATAGGTGATGCTTCACAACAACTTCATATATGGTCTGAATACAAAGGGAAAAAAGAAGTTAATCAAATCGCGGATGATCTTACCGCAATACTAACATCATGGGCTATAGATTTATCTGATGATGGGTTTAAAGTAATAGAACAAGATGTTGATTTTTTCGAAGCCTTTCCAGAAGAAGTGGCAGGATACCACGGCGTAATTACTTTTACAAGTAAAATTCAAAATTTAGGAGGATGATAAAATTTGGAAAAATTTAAATTTAATTTACAGTGTCATTCAGTAATTTTACCAACTAATCCGTCAACAAGTGCGGCAACGGTTGGTAAAGATTATTTATTATCAATCGCTACAGGTGAACTTGCTGCGATTATATGGACTCTAGTTGGTGGGCAACGCAGTTCGAATTTATCTAGAAAAGCGGATTCAATTGATGTTTCACATAAAACCTCTGGCGGCTGGAAATCTACAAAAGCAGGTTTAAAAGAATGGAGCATTGACCTTTCTGGATTAGCTCTATTGCAAGATGCAGGATTAGAAGCATTAGAACAGGCATTTAATGCAAGCCAAGATATTTATTTAAAATTTAAATATCCAGACGGAACTTATCGTACTGGATGGGCATCGATTACAGAACTTAGTATAGAAAATCCGCACGATGGAGCGGCAACTCTAAAAGGTACTCTAAGTGGAATCGGTGCATTATCAGAGCTACAAACAGAGAGTACAATTACGCCACTTGTAGCTACATTCAGCAAAGCAACGGCAGCCGATGCTACATTTAGTATTACTCCAACAACATCAACAATCACAAGTGTTAAAAATGGTAGCGTAACATTAAATGCTACGACTGATTATACTTATTCAGCAGGTGCATTAGTAATTAAGAGCGCATACCTAACCACTCTTACTAATGGAGTTGCTACACTTGCTATTGATGTAGGTACAGGCAGTAATTTATCAATTGCTATTACGGTAGCAGCTTAATAAAAATAAATAATAAAAATGGCAACGGATAAACACTTTTATGTTATCGTTGCCATTTATTTTAAGGAGCGAAAACCATGATTAAAAAAATACCGTTTGATTTATTCAAAGAAGGACACACAATTTACTTTGATATTGTACGAATAATTGAACTTGAAGAACGCTTGGGCGATTCTATTCTCAATGTTATTCGTAGGAATGAAGCAGGAATGAAATTTTGCCTTAATGGATTAATCGTTGGACTTAAACATAATTACGAAGGTTTAGTAACACCAGATATGATTATTGAAAAGATTGAAAAATATTTCGATAATGGTGGCAATTTAGATCAATTAGCAGTACCTGTTATTAGAGCACTTTTAGATAGTGGAATACTTGGAAGAAAACAGAAGGAAAATGAGAGAAAAAACGAAGCGGAAAAGCAGTAAAATCTTTTGCAGAATGGGTAGAATGGGCTGAACCTATTGCATATGGACCATTGAATTTAAAACCGTGGGAATTTAGCAGACTACAACCGCATGAATTTAATTCTTTGTTAGATGGATATATATGCCGTAAGGAATCAAACGAAAATACAATTGCATATTTTGCGGCACATTTAATAAATACGCAGTTAAAAGAACCGATAAGTGCAAAAACATTGCTAGAACCGATTCGCGAAGTTGATTTAGAAGAAAAGAAAAAAGATGATGAAGACTATTTAAAAGAAAAATTCAAAGGCATATTATAAAAAAAATAAGGCGTATATACGCCTTAAGGTTTTCCTGTTATTCTAGTGAATTCTTCGTCAGAAACTATTTTAATATTTTCTTTACGAAGATTATTTAAATAAGTATTTGAAAAATCAACAATCCATTCAGTATCATCTATATGGTTTTTTATTTCATCTGTCATAAGTTTATCGACAAAACTTTTTTTTATATACCTAGTCGGCTTTTCTTGTAGTGATACCTGATTTATTACAACTTGCTTTTGCCTAGTTAAAATTTCTTGCTTTTGCAAATCTCTATCCATTTTAGCAGTTATACCGTTATTGTCCCATTGATTGCCACAACTTAAGCAACTTAATTTAATATCGCTTGAACCAATACTACCTGCTAATAATCCTAATGGTCCAACAGCCACCGCACCGATAGCAGCTTTACCAACTCCAAAACCTTGTTTATTGGCAGTGATTGCAGTTGATTTACATTTAGGACACCGTGCAATTAACATATTATCGGGTATAGATGGCTTACGTGATTGTGATATACCAATAGGAATCATTATAATAATAAAAATAATAGCAGCCCAAAAAGTCCAATCCATAAAAACAACTCCTTTTTGCTTATTAGTATAACATAAATTTTCCAAAGAAGGGAGGTAACGAAAATAAGTACAATAGCGGAATTAATGGTCAAAATATCCGGTGACTCTAGCGGATTCCAAAAAGAATTAAATAAGACACAGGATGCTACAGAAACAGCATTTTCAGTGAATCCTATAAATGGTTTTACTGGAGCATTACAAGGTGCTGTTGGTGGAGTTAGTAAAATACAAAGTGCACTTTCAAGTGTAGCGTTAATGGCTGCTGGCGGATTTGGAATTGGGTCGTTAATGGAAAGTGCGATAACTGCTGGCGATAATGTATATAAATTAGCAACAATACTAGGAACATCTTCGGCAGAAGCTTCTGGATTGAGTCGTACATTGAAATTAGCTGATACAGATTCACAAACTTTTGCTTTGACAATGGCAAAAATGGATAAAAAACTAACCGAAGGTGGAGAAGCTGGAGAAAAATTATCTGGTTTTTTAGATGTATTTGGAGTTAGTTTGACCGATAGTAGCGGAAAACTACTACCAGTTACACAACAATTAGGTGAATTAGCAAAAGGATATAAAGTTGCTGCTGCAAATGGCGTAGAACAAGAATATGTTGTTAATACGCTAGGAGCAAGAGGTTTGAGTCTTGTCGGTGTTTTGAAAGATTATAATGAAGCTTCCGAAAAAGCATCAAAAGTTAAAGGGATAGGACTTGACCCGGCGCAAATGCACGAAATAAAACAAGAATTACAACTCGTTCAAATGGAAGCATCACAAGTTAGTTTAGCTTTTACTAGTGCATGGGCACCAATAGCTCAAGAAATATTTCCTGCCGTAATGTCTGGTTTGCAAGGTGTGGCTGGCGTTTTAGCGGAAAACAAAACAGAAGTAATTTCTTTAACAAAAGAAACTTTAGGCGTAGTTGTTGCTTATAAATCATTAGGAATGTTAGGAGCAGTGGTTGGAACAATTGGAACGGCATGGCAAAACGCGGCATTACAAGCTGATGCTTCGATGGCGACAGTCGGGAATGCTAGTACAGTATTAACCGCAAAACAACAAAAAAATATTACTCAAATAGTAGCGGCTAGTGATAAGGGTTATTTAAAAATGCAAGCTGATGCTATTAAAGCAGCGCAAGCAATGGGGTTAAGTGCAGAGGAAACAGCGGTAATTATAAAAGAGAAATGCCTTGAAATTTCAGCGGAAGGAACAATTGTAGCAGAAAAACTTCGGGCAGATATGACAGCTAGTTATTTGCAACAAAATGTGGCGGCGGCAGAGTCGGCTACAATTCAAAAGGCGGAAATGGCAAGTGTAGCAGTAACAGCAACCGAAACGGCGGCTGTTATAAATAAAGCAACTCTTAGTACAACGGTAGCGACAGAAGAAATGGCAGCGACAAAATTAGCCGTAACAACAGAAAGCGCAGAAGCTTGCGCCGCTGTAACGGCAAGTTCGGTAGCAACGATGAACGAAGCGATATTAAGCACAGGCATTGCGGCAGAAGAAGCGAATGCAATAAAAACAGCGGCAACTACTGAATCAGCAGAATTGTGTACAGCCGTAACCGTTGGTTCATCATTGGAACAAGTAGAAGCGATCGCGGGCGTTGGTGTAGCTGCTACATTAACAGGAGAAAAACAAATAGCAGCAAACAGCGCGGCAGTAGTAGCGACAGAAGCTAATACATTAGCGCAAGGGGAATTAGCTATAGCAACCGCAACGGCTGGAACTGAAGCTGTTATAGCTGGAGAAAAAACAGTAGGAGCTATGGCAACGGCAGGAGTTGCAACTAGTAATTTATTAAGTGTTGTATGGGCTTTAGCTGGCGGTTGGCTAGGTGTTGCAGTAGCAGTAGGTTACGCACTTTATAAAATGAACGAGTACGGCAATACTGCTGGTAGAATAAAAGGTTACAATCCAGATGCAGAGACAAAATACGCTGATGGTAAATATTACAAAAAACAAATATATGATGGTGAAGATCAAACAGATGAATTTGGCAATACAGTAAAATGGAAAGGTATGGCTCAATGGACTGAATTAAGTGATGATGAATATGCCGCACAATATCAGTATGACGAAGATCAAAAAAATAAGAAAAATGGTACTTATAAACCAGATATTCCAGATATAGACCCTAATATTGCACAAAAAATGAAAGATGCAATGGCTGGACCGGGGAAAAAAGAAAAGAAAACTGGTAAATCTGACGAAGAAAAAGAATATGAAAAAATGCAGAAAGAAGCTAATAAGGTTAACAATGAAATCTTAAAAGAATATTCTGCAATGAACAATTCAAAAGTTGATATTGTAAACGCTTGGTATGATACAGAAAAACAAAAACTTGATGAATCGCAAGGCGCAAATACTGCTTACAATGAGGCGTTAGATCAATTAAATGCAGTACATCAAGATAAATTACGCAAGGCAAATGCCGAAGAGTTGGCAAGTATAGCAAGTTTCAACAATGAAGCTCAAAAATTAATGCTAGAAACGCAAGATTCTGTATCTAGCGCGGGGTTAACTGGAATTGATAAGCAACTTAACGACTTAGAAAAAAACCATCGTGATAAATTACTAGCGATTGATAAAGAATTTGAAAGTTTAAATTTAAAATATCAAGACATGAGTAAAGGCGACCAGACTAAACAGCAAGACGCATGGGCTAAAGCAGGTATAAAACCTACGTATCATGATGATGGTAGCGTTACGTTTGAGAAAGAAATAAATGCTCAAAAATTAGCGGCTGATAAAGATCATGAACAATCGGTAAAAGATTTACACGCTGATACTGCAAAATTTGAAAAGGCACTTGATGATGCTAAACAAGAGGGCGATATTGCTACATTTGCTGAAACATTAAATAGCAAGCAAGCATTAGTTCAGCAAAATTTATCTGGTACGCAAGAATTAATTAGTGCGTTTTATGATTCGTGGAAAGAAGAACATAGAACAGCCGCTAGTTATATGGCAGAAGCAACCAACTCATTTAGGTCTGGAATGACAAGTACTTTTAAAAGTATGATAACCGATATTAGTAGTGCTAAAAGTGCATGGGTATCATTTAGAGATGTTGTTTTAGATGTTATTGCCGATATTATTTCAAAACAATTATCCGCTAATCTGACGAATAATATACTTAGTAGCTTTGGATTTGGCAGTAGTAGTTCTAGTAGTAATAGCTATAATGCTGAGGTAGGAAGTAGTGATAATGGTTTTGCAAGTGGTGGTTTATTACAAGGACCGGGTACAGGAACAAGTGATAGTATCCCAATGTATGGGTCAAATGGTGAATATATGATGCAAGCATCCAGCGTTAGTAAATTTGGCGTTGGTTTTTTTGATTCATTAAATGCTGGCAGAATCCCAAAATTTGCAACAGGCGGACTGATCACAACAGGACCTTCTTTGTCTTCACTTAGTACTGTTTCTAGTGCTGGGAATGTGGTAAGTACATCAAATAGCGGTAGTAAAACACCAAATGTGCAAATAAACGTAACAAATAATACAGATAGTCAAGTAACGGCGCAAAATACTACTTCTAGTTTTGACGGTGAAACCTATGTACTAGATGTTGTATTAAACGGTGTAGCAACTAATAAATCTGGCTTTAATAGCAATTTAAAAGCCGCTTTAGGGGTGTAAAAATGGCAGTATTAGTATTCCCAACTAATTTTCCAGAACCAGTTTTAGCAGAAGTTGAAAGCAATAGCTTTAAAGAAGATTTTAAAGATAGTACAATTTCGTCCACGACAGATGCAAATTATAAAATAACTCGTCCGCGTGCCACACGATTACCCGGTGCGTGGACTTATTCATGGCGCGGTGTATCTGATACAGAATATTTGACCTTGATTAATTTTTGGAATTCGGTCAACGGAACAGCAGGAATGTTTTTATTTACTCCTTTTTATGGTCCGCATGCAGAAACACAAGTAATGGTAAGATTCTCAGCAAAAGGCGATTGGCAATCATATCACGAAGGATATCGCGGTACATTGTCATTTGAAGAGGTTTAACATATGTTAATTTGGTCAGCGGCAGGAATTTTAGAAAAAAACAAATTAGCAAATGATAAACCTTTCTTAGTTTTAATACAGCTGACAGTAAAAGAATCTGGTGAAGTTGTTAAATTAGTGCGTAACAACGAAAATGTGACGTGGAATAATGATGAATGGATTAGATTCCCTGTAGATTTTGATAAGGTTACCGAAGATGGAAAAAGCTTACCTTCTGTTGCCCTAAAAATCAGCAATGTTAAAGGGCTAATTCAAAGTTATGTGCAAACATACAAAGGTTTTTGTGATAGTCAAGTCAAGATAATTATTGTACATGCCGCTCATTTAGATAATACAACACCGGAATTAGAGCTTGATTTTGTGATTAACTCTACAAAATATGACGAGCAATGGATAACTTTCACGATTGGGGCATCTAATGATCATAGTTTTAGATTTCCTGTATGGCGGTACATGAATAAATTTTGTAATTACCATTATAAAGATATCCAGTGCGGATATTATGGGACAGCAACAGCTTGCGATAATACGTTAAGTACATGCAGAATTAGCACTAGATTTGGCGGCGAGCCGGGATTGGAGGCTGGGACATGATAAATTTAGACGACTTAATAGGTATACCTTTTAAAAATGGAGCAAGAGGGCTAGATCATTACGATTGTTGGGGATTAGCGAAAGAAGTTTATCGCCGTTATGGTATCAACTTACCAGACTATCCTATTTCCGCGATGGATGCCGTGAAAATTGGCAATAAATTCGAAGAAGAAAAGCCTAATTGGGTTGAGATAAAACAACCATTACAGATACCATGCTTAGTGGTATTAAGGCTTGATTATGGAAGTTGGGCAAATCATGTAGGTGTTTATATTTGTGAAGGTAAATTTATACATGCTTATTCTAAAACTGGAGTTACCATAACCAGAACAGAAGACCCTAGCTGGAAACATAGAATTATTGGTTATTATGTGCCGAGAAGGTGATTAGTTGATCGAAATAGTTAGAGTTAAAAATATATTTGATAGAGCGCAACGAGAAGTTGAAAAAGTAGAATTTTTACCCGGTAAAACCGTTGCTGAATATATACCAGAATATATTGCTACTATTGAAAATAAAAGCATTATTCCTACTGATATTCCAGAAATAGAGTTTCTCTTTATCGTAAATGGTAACTTTATTGATCAACCAGAATTAACCTACCTTTGCAATAATGATCAACTCGTAGTTATTCCACATGTTGGTTCTGGTGTAGGTAAAATACTTGGAACTATCGCAAGTCTTGCTTTAACCGCATATGCAGGTAATATTATTGGCGGTCTTTGGGGCGGAGTATTTGCAAAAGGAACTTTAGCGGCATACCTTGCGGCTGGTGCTGTAATGTATGTTGGTGGTAGGATAATTAACTCTGTATTTAATACTACGAAAAATACTAGTACTAGCAGTAATACTGACAGCGACACAACATATGGTTGGTCAACACCTTCGGTTGTAAGTGGTGAAGGTGGAACTATAGGCATAACATACGGTGAGTGTATACCAACGCCACAAATTCTACAAAAGCATGTTGAAACGGTAAATGATAAGCAGTATCTAAATTTATTATTATGTGGTGGCATGGGGCAAGTTGATAGTATTTGGGATATAAAGCTTGGCGGTACAGCAATTAGTAACTTTACGGACGTACAAATTGAAACGCGACTAGGAACTAATGATCAAACGCCTATTTCTTTTTTCGAAAATACAACATTAGACCAAGCAATAGGAATTGAATTAACCGAAGCTGGATTTACACAAACAACCGATACTTATAATGCAAAAGGATTAGAAGTAACAATAGAATTTCCAAACGGATTATATTATGCAAATGATGATGGAAGTTTGGGTAGTACAACGGTTGAAATAGCGTTATATTACAAAAAAACTACTGCATCAAATTGGAATCGCTGGATATGCAATTTAACTAATCAAGTTATATATACCGCAGCTAATGGACAAAGTTTAAACAGTTGGTCTAATAGTAATTGGCTGTCAATAAGAGCATCGTCTAGTCACACTTTAAGTCGTATAAATGTTACAGACGTACAAATATATGCAACCGCAGCAACGGAAAATATAACAATAACATGTACTAGAGTGTATACAACAACTACTTATAATAATACTACGATATTTGGAAGACAAAGAACTTCTACAGTATTTAATCCTGAATTTTCGATAGTTGGAAGTATTAGCGGATATTTAGGAACAATCACAAGTGGTCAAACTTTTAATAATGGAAATATAAAATTTACATTATATGCTTCTGAAACTGTTGCTGATAAAAATTTAAGCATTGGAGACAAAGGTACAATTGCAATTATTGGTCAAAATTGGATTGTTAGTGGAGCACAAAACACGGCAATAAGAAGATCAATAAAAATAACTGGATTAGAGGAAGCCCAATATGATGTTAGGGCAATGGTGGTATCAAGACAAACAGGAAGCAGATACGGAACAACAGTTGATTGGTCAGTATTGACATCATATTTACAGGGGAGTTATTCACGTCCTAATAAAGTGTTAATCGGTTTAAGAATATTAGCAACAAATCAGCTATCTGGTAGTATTCCAAATGTTACTTGGCGACAAATACGAAATTATGTATATGTTTGGAATCCAGATACTAATGCATATGAAACCAGATCAGCAAGAAACCCAATATGGGCGGCTTATGATATATATCATCAATGCAGATATATGAAAAATATTAATACTGGGTTATATGAATATCATGTATTTGGCGTAGATAAATCAAGATTAATACCTCACTGGAATGAATGGGTAGAAGCAGCAGCGTACTCTGATGAAGATGTATTGTCAACTGACGGTGTAACTTATGAAAATAGATTCGAATTTGATTATCATTATACGACAGAACTAAAACGTTATGATGCCGCGCAATTAGCTGCAAACGTAGGACACGCAGTAATAATTATAAAAGGAAATAATATTGGTATTGCTGTAGATAAGCCGGGAAGTATAGTACAAGTATTTGGTGAAGGACGTACAACAATGTCTTCATTCAGCGGCACATTTACAGGTACAGAGGACAGAGCGAATTCGGTAGAAGTAATTTACTCTGACACAACAAAAGATTTTGTTAATACTCAATTCTTGATTAGATCGCCAAAATGGAATACTGATGAATCTATTAACGATAATCCAGCACAATTGACGCTTAAAGGTGTAAAAAGAAAATCACAGGCATACCGCGAAGGTGTTTATACATTAGCAACTAATTTATTGCAAGTACAATTCGTAGATATTAGTACCGATGTAGATAGTATGATGTGTCAATATGGTGATTTAGTAGGATTAAATCATTCGGTAGCGCAAATAGGTATTGCAAGTGGTAGAATTGTTACGGCAACGACAAATACAGTAATACTAGATAAAAGTGTTACGCTTTCAGTTGGATATACTTATCAAATAATATTACAATTATCTGCCGATGATTCCCTTGTAACAAAAAACATAGTGCCAGTATCGACCGAAATAGAAACAAACGTATTAACAGTTACTCAACCATTTACAACAATTCCAAGGCAATTTGATAATTATGTATTTGGTGAAACTGATAAAGCAGTTAAGCCGTTTCGGTTAGTCGGCGTAGAAAAAAGCGGAGATTTAACCGTTAAATTAAGCCTAGCTGAATATGTACCAGGAATCTACACAGGCGACTTAAATTACCCGGTTATTGATTACACTCCACCAACATCAAAAATACAAGACCCTATAAGCGTAAGCCTTGCAGAAGAAAACTATTCAACGCCGGAAGGTATGAAAAATAATAACATAAATGTTTCTTGGCTTATGAATAGTTCAGCACAATATGATCAATTTTTAGTGTATTACTCTAAAGACGGTACAAACTACGCACTTTGGACTACGACTTATAATTTATCAACTACCATCACAGGCGTTAAGGCTAAAATAAAATATTATATAAAAATAGTTGCAGTAAAAGATGCTTTTAAATCAACTGGTAAAATTGCAAGTATCACAACAACTGGTGTGGATGCTCTACCACCAGACGTAATTAGCTTACTTGTTGAAACACTAGCAGATAAAACAAGGCGGTTCACATGGGAATATATATTTCCTAGCACAAATGATGTTGCTGGTTTTAAAATTAAATATAAAGTTGGTAGTTCAACTGATTGGAATACAGCAACAACATTACAATCGCATTTAATCTTATCATCGCCTTTCGAAACACAAGCGTTTAGAAATAGTGACGTATATACAATTATGATTAAGGCAGTAGATAATGCAGGAAATGAATCTAAAAATATAGCATATGCAGTGATTAATTTAGGCGATCAGCTAGTCAATAATGTATTATTTACTGACGATATGAGCGATTTCGCAGGAACAAAAACGGATTGTTATATATATGATGGCAGACTTATTTCCAACGATTCTGGCGGAAAAATGTGGTCAGAAGACGAAAACACAGCAATGTGGACTAGTGACTCAGCACTATTTTATAATACGATATGGCCAGCAATGACTTATCAAGATACTTTTTTACCAGATGCAAGCGGATTATTATCGTTTGATTTTACAATTGAAGGAAACTATACAATTTGGTATAGAAGAAAATACCCTTATTCCATGTGGACTACTGATAATGATTATATGTGGACTAGCGACAGTAAAACTATGTGGAAAGAAGGACCTTGGGTACGATATGCTGGCAAAGTAGAAACAACACCAGATATTCATGAGGTTAAAGTTGAAATTGATTCTGGTTATATCAGACCAACCATAATTAAATTAATTGCAATAGTAGATGTTGACGATGTTATTGAGTATTTTAATGATATTATTGTGCCAGTAACTGGACTTAGATTACCAATTACAAAAAAATATATAAAAATAAAAAATGTTAGTGCGACAATACAAGATATTGACGATACTACAGCTTTAACGGTTCGCATTGTGGATAAAAATCCTACTAGCGGACCTTTAATTATGCTCTACGATAAAAACAATAACGCTGTAAACGGATGCATTGATGCAACTATACAAGGTTATTATTAAAAAAGGAGGAATTTTATGACAGTTACATTGCCAAGCAAAGAAAGTTTTACAGGTAATGTCACACAAGGTCAAGCTAAAGAAGCGTATGATCAGCTCGTTGATTTTATTGGTCAAAGTTTACCTGCCGATGGAACACCGGTTCAAGCAAGTGCTATTGCTAACACACCAAACGGCAATGTTACATCTACAACTGTACAAGATGCAATTAATGAAGTTGACAGCAGAATAGGTGCTAATCCTAGTTACCGCAATTTACTTATTAACGGTAACTTTTTGTTTAGACAGTGGTCTACTTGGGGTGGCATAACGTCTTATCCAATAAATAGTGGTAGTGCTTATGGTTATTTCGATAGATGGGTACTAGCTGGGGTAGGTAGCACTCTTAACACTACTCATCAAACTTTTGCATACGGGCAGCCTGAAATTCCTGACGATCCTTTTAACTATGGTAGGTTTACTGTAACGTCTGTAAACGGTGTTAATAATTATGCAAGTATTGCTCAACGAGTCGAATTTGCAGAGCAATACTCTAGTTCTACCCTTACTTATTCTTTTTGGGCTAAAGCAGACGCACCAAAAGATATCGCTATCGAGTTTATGCAAATTTTTGGTACAGGAGGTAGTTCTTCTGTTTATGGGATAGGCTCTACTAAATTTCATTTAACTACTACGTGGACAAAATACACCAGTACTGTAAACCTTCCAAGTGTTGCAGGAAAAACAATAGGTATTGGAAGTGCAGTAGGAATGCTAGTTTGGTTTGATGCAGGAAGTAACTTTAGTAGTCGTACTGCTTCTTTAGGACAACAAAGTGGAATATTTGATATGACACAGATACAGCTAGAAAGAGGTGCAGTAGCTACGCCTTTTGAAAATCTACCAGTACCACTCCAATATCAACTTTGCCAAAGATATTGTGAAACCGGTATATCCTATGGTATATCGTATGGTATATCTACAACTGAAGCCCAGAGGGTTATAACACCTTATAAAATGACAAAAAGAATAGTACCATCTGTAGGCATTGCACAAATAGGAGGCGCTGGTTCTTCCCCAGGACTAACATTAAATGACTCTGGGATGTTCGTTGTAGGTTATACCTCAGTTGGCTCCAGTGTAGAAATGATATTTAAATGGCTGAGTAATGCAGAACTATAAAAGGAGGTCAATATGGAAAAATATAAATTAACAAAAGATGAGAATATGATAATTCGATTATCTGACAATGTTTATATTCCACTTGTTGAAGGTAATTGCGACTATCAACAATATTTAGAAGATGTAGCAAATGGTGCTACCGTAGAACCAGCACAAACAACAGAAGAAATTAAAATTTCAAGACTAGTTACGCTTGATGCCGAATACGATCCACAATTTGATGCTTTAACGCTTGCTTGGGCTACTGCTAGTATGGATGGAGATACAGCAACAGTGACAGCACGGCTGGCTGACAAGCAAGTACTTAAACAAGAATATCAAAAAAAAAGAGAGGCGATTATGAATGGCTAGACCTTATTGCTCTCAGTGTGGTGCAAAAAATGATTTGCAAGGCAATTGTACAAATACAACTTGCCCTAGAAATGTTCCAGAGACAACAGAAAATACAGAAACAACGACAAAGTCTGAATAAGTGATATTTTGAATAGAGCGAGAGAACCGTGTGGACGTGAATAACGTCTATTTTTTTATGCCGTTTTTGAGAGGAGGGGAATTTGTGGGTGATGATATAATTCAAAGACTTTTTAACAAAATTGATAATCTATCTGATCGCTTGGCACGAGTTGAAACAATGCTGGAAGAACGTGAGAAGAAGCAGACGAACATTGCAGGCATAATCGCTTGGATAGCGACGACAGCAATTGCGATATATGGCGCAGTACCTAAATAAATTTAAAGAGGAGATTTTAATATGAAGATTTGTATAAACGGTGGTCATTATCCGGGACTAGATAGCGGTGCTTGCGGGAGCTATCTACAAGAAGCAGATGTAGTAAAAATTCTTATGCAAAAAGTTGCTGGTTATCTACGCAATGTAGGTTATGAGGTTCTAGAAGTACAAGAAAATGAACTTGCTGATATCACAAATGCTAGTAATGATTTTGGTACTGAACTATTCGTATCAATCCATTGTAATTCTGCCCAAAGCAACGAAGCAAAAGGAACTGAAACATTTTGTTATGATTTAAACGGTCAAGGTGCAATATTAGCACAATGCATACAAACACAGATCGTAAATAGTTTGGGTACTGTAGATCGCGGCGTAAAAGAAAGTAAAGGCTTATATGTGCTAAAGCATACTGATTGCACAGCTTGTTTAGTTGAAACAGCATTTATCAATAATGAAAATGATGAAAAATTATTATCAAGTAGACAAGATGACTTCGCAAGAGCAATTGCGCGCGGCGTTACTGATTATTTTCAGTGAGAGGGGGTGATGAAAAAATGGCAAAAGTAATATATGTTTTTGTGGGTGGCAATAGTAAAATAGATAAACTCATAACTGGCGTTTCTGGTGGTGATAAATCTCATGTAGCTATAAAAATATTTGATGGAATCTTAGAAAGCACAGGAGAAAGAGAAAATATTGACCCATATCCCGGCGTTTGGTTACATAGACCAGATAAATATAATAACAATCAATACGCTGAATTTGTAGCGGTAGAAATACCAGATATTGAAGGTTTTAAAGCCGAAGCTAGAAAATTATTAGGAACGCCTTACGGATATAGTGATTGTATTCGTACAGGCGTTTTTGATTTATTAGGAATTGAGATACCAGACAACGATTGGGTAATGGATTGCAGTGAATTAGGCACAAGATTAGCTAGGGCGGGTAAATTAGATATATTGCCAGATATCGAAGCTGGTTGTATAGACCCTATGCGACTTCGTAATGCAATACTTGATGGCGGATACGGCAAAATAATCAACTCTATTGCTTCATAAAGGGAGCTGAATAAATGGCTTACTTAACTCCAATAATTGAGTTTTTAAAACCTTACGCTATTCAACTGGTAGAAAAATTAATACCAGTTCTAATAGAAAATATAATTTTAAATAAAAGAAAAGAGGAATTTAAAATGGATGAACAAACAAAAGAAACAGTAGGCGCAGTAGTAGAAACGGTGGCAACGACAGTCGAAGCAACAGCAGAAGAACAATTACAGGCTAGAATGGATGCAGAATTAGCGGATTTTACAGCTAAGAAGCAAGCTGAAATCGCTACTACAAAATCAAGCTATGTAAAAGTTCGTGATCAGTTATATATTACATTGGTAACAGCAGCGGAAGCAGAATTAGATGCGCAAATTTCGGTTCTTGGCGTGAAAGCATTAGCGCAACTTGAAAAATTAATCGCTAAAATGTAAACCACACAATAATATTAAATTTATAATTAGACAAAAAAGCGGCAACTAAGTATAATAAAACATACTTAGTTGCCGTCTTTTTGTATTTTCCAGTGGTCACGAAATGGTCACTACAACGAAAAAAGACATTCAATAACACCAATAAATACAACGCAACACAAAATGAAAAAAATAGAAGGAAAACAACTGTTATCCATTGATTTTACTAGAGTTATAGCGGTTTTAATCGTAATACTTCTAAGCCGTGTGTCGAGCGTTCGAATCGCCCCAGGCGCACCATATAATTCAATACTCCATGAGGATGGTCACTACATAAACCGTTTGTCATGGTCACGAAATGGTCACAATAACATGCTATAAC